GTCTGTATGACGCAGCGGTGGATGCCAGCTTTTCTGGGTCTTCTATTAAGTGCGCCCAGAAACATACAAGCGGATCGAATATATCATACGCACATACACGTATACCCTCTGTTGCCAAGGCGAGTTCAATTGAGCCGCCTCCGACGAAAGGAGAACATAATTCTTTTATATTATTTGGAAAGTGGGGCAAGATGTGCTTAACTGCTCTGGTCTTGCCACCAGGATACCTAAGTGGGGATTTCAAGTTACGCTCTTTGTTTATGGAAATAATGTATTAAACACTTTTGGGTCGTAATACTTTGCAGATGGCTTAATGCCTGTGAATTTCATAGCAACGGTGGTAGAATAGTGTTTTCCATGACATTTCACTCGGGCTCTGACATATCCGCCCTTTGCCGCCTCCTTGAACCTCAACACTCCAGGTGGCATCGTCACTTGATCAGAAGACACATATATCATATCATTAACAACAATATAATCAACACCTTTTTCCTGATAATAATTTTCAACTCGTTCCGCAAGATCTGTAACACCAACTCTTGCTAAATCTCCACTTTTCTGCGGATCATATTGCACTGGGCATATACTGTCTATTTGCCGCCTTACATCGTTGAACAACTTAACGAGTTCTGGAGAGTCTTTTTGAGTTATTTGATCAAATGGATTGAATCCATCTCGTTGTATTTTAAATTGACCAAAATCAGCACCTATGGCTGTTTTTGATTCTATTTTAACAAAGTCCTTTCCGTTTAGGGATACTACTATATCGGGTTTGGCAGTAGAGCCACCTTGCTTCTCTGCAACATATGGTTTTTGTTGGCTGAGAAATGTGTTATTCATCAAGTCTTCCATCTCTTGTTCGTAACTACCACCTGCTGCTGCTGGTCCCCCACCTTGATCAAATTGCACAACAATGGGGATTTCTTTTCCGCTCGAAGTTATATCAACGAAATTTGTGGTCGCCCTATGATACATCTTGGATCTTTTTACCTCCGGTTCGGATAAAAACCCTGCTAATTCTAGCCTTCTTATTACATCGTCTCTTGTAGATAGAGAACCGAAATTGGTAAAAATTAAAACTCTTGATCCTCTTTTCTTACTCAAATCAACATCGTGATAGTGTTCAGGGAAATTTCTTTTAACGAACTTTATTATATCATTAGCCACCTTGTTGATATCAGAAATCGGACCTTTAAACTCGCCTTGCTCATCTTTATAATAAAGCTCCTCCTGCATCACCTGCTCAACCAACCGAAAAAGATCGGAGGTTTCAAAAGAATCAGTGAAGTAGTTTTCAACTAATAGATCAAGTTCGTTCATAATATATTAAGTAGTTTTAATATCCGATTAAATCGCCTTCTGTAATCAGAGTATAGGTAAAAGAATTACCAAATCGTTTTTCTGATCTCTTCATTAGTTCCATGAAGTCTTTAAAGTCCGTGGCATTTTTGAAAACCTGACAGCCTGCCGAATATGCATTTACGAGTTCTGCCTCGCCTGTGGACCGACTTCGATGCAGATTGATACCGAACATCCCCTCGTCAATCGTGCCTGCATCCCTGTCGTGCTCGTGGTTTAAATTCGCATCCCTGTATACCCTAACATTTTTGTTCCTCTGGCACAGAGCCTCATACTTGCCTAAATGGAGGTCAATTCTGTATGCACCTCGATATTGATCTGGAACAAGCAACGCACACCCCTTACTGTTCATTGGCTTTTCCTGCCAAACTTTGCCAGGATCAGTAGTGATAGAATAGCTTCGCACTTCCCAATTTGTTCTTGAGTCACGGTAAATTACGAGAAGTGCATCATCAAATTTATTAAAGATGTCCACCTCGCTACGAACGCCAATAACATTAACGTTCCAAGGCTTTTTACTCCTCAAGCCAAAGAAAGCATAGTCCTTTGCCTCCAAAGCTTTTCTAAACTGTTCTTTAATTATAAAGGCATGAAGTCCCTTTATGGTAGCCATTGTTTTCCTTTAAAAAATAGTATCAGCAATGCCCAGTTCAACTGCTTCTTCTGCGGTGAAATAGGCATTGACTTTTCTATTTATAATTTTCTTGAGATGTGCCTTGGTCATATTTGTTTCCTCAACCATAGCCTCAATATATTTTTCCTGGATCCAGCGAATCTCATCCATTTCGTTTTCAAGATTATGAAGAGAGCCCATGCTGCCCCCAAGAACACTGTGTATCATAACGCGACAATTTTTACCAATGCGGCGTTTTCCTGATGTTCCCGAAGCCAGCAAAAGAGTTCCAGCAGAAAACACTTTGCCCAAACCTATGGTGTAAATATCGCAATTGTCTCGTAAGACGCGCATCAAATCGTAAAGCCCAAACATTTCTTGTGCGTTTCCACCAAGAGTGGAAATAACAAATTCAAACGGCTTATAGTTTGTTATAATGTCCGACTTTTCATCTTCAGGGTCTTTTAGAGTATACGATATGCCACTTTCATATAATGAAATCATACCATATATCAGTTCACCTGCTTTTTCTTCATCAAGGTCACCGCACAATCCCATAACTCGCGGTGCCTCATCTTCCTTTGCTATAACATGAACTGCTTTCTTTTCATCTTCACTTATTTCTTCTTCTTTCTTTTTTCCAAATTGTGGTATAAAGATCACAAAACCGCTCCTTGTTGAACCATTTTTTTATTTCTAATTCTTTCATTACCGTGAGAAGTCATCTCCACCAAATGAATCGGAAATGTTTCTGCCCATATTTGCCATGCACCTGTATTGTTAAATGGCTTTGCAAAAATATAAGTAAACTCCTTTGTTTTCGCATTATAACCATCGCCAATAACTGTCCATTCAGATAGTATTTTTAAAACTTTATTTAACTTTCTTTTGCCCTTAATATTTTCTACTTGAATACAATATTCTGTTTTATCATTTTCATTTTCTCGTTTCCACGCCCAAGCTTTCATAGTATCCTCCTTTATGTATGTATACAAGATATTATAACAAGTCCTACTTTATATGTCAAGTAATATTTTTTTTATTAAATTCTGCAATAAAATCTTTTAAATCGCCTAGACTTAGTGGCTCCTCTTCTTTGACAATATCTTTAGCGGTTGGTGCTCCAGGCTTTGTATATGTTGGACCCGTATACTTTACATTAATGTCTGAGTATCTTGGATCCATTTCCGGTCGCTTTTCTGCTGGAGCGCTGCGCTTAATTTTTGCTTTCAATGATTTACCCATTGTCATATAAAGCGCTTCATCTACCTCGGGTGGCATAGGATATCGTTTGGGATCCTGTATGTGTTCGGCTCCATATTCTGCAATGTCGGTAATTTCATCACCCAGTGTTCCAATTCCTTGGTCTTGAATATACATAAGAGCGTCGTAGATGACGCGACCTGTCGGATTTAAAGGAACCTCTGGTGCGAGCCATTGAGAAAGATTTGTTTGTGCCGCCTTCAGGATCTCGCTGGCTTCTTCCCAGTTTGCACCTTGAAATGGATTTCGCATATATTGCGACCGTTTGCCGCCTTTTGGATCTTTTAGCTCTAACTTGTCATCTTGTATCATAGCCATATCAAAATCGTCTCTAATTTCACCCGAATTAACATCAAAAATATTTGGATATACCTTGTCTGAAAGTAAAGTAACTCCTCGCTCTTGTCCAAGCTGAAGGTACGCTCCATCTCTTACAACTTTTTTCTGATAGTTATTAGCGATCTGTCTTGTAAGCTTGGCACCAACAGTTCGCTCCCCCCTTTGCACCCATCGTTCTTCATCGGATTGCACTGAATAGTCGGGTGGGACATTAATCTGAAAGAGTGCCACATCATACCCTATCTCTACCAGAGCCCGAACAATATCTCGTATCTTTGCGACTTTATCGCCGGGAGTGTCAATTAGTAGCGGCTGACACTTATTGACATATCGCCTCATTTTATTTGCAGATGCTTGCTGCAACAATTTTCGCAACTCTTGCTTCACTGCTTGTGGACCTTCGGTAAAGTTAAGCGACAGTCCATATTTGGGAAACACCTCTTCAACAAGCTCATCGGTATTGATGCCAATAAAATTATCGGGTAGCCCAAGCAAGTCTTTCACATATGTTTTGCCTGCGCCAGCGGGTCCAAAAATGAAGACCGCTTTAAAGGGGTTCTGAACTTGCTCTATTCCCCTTTGAAGTGCTTCTTGCATTTTCACTTCTTGAATTAATTTTTTAAGTTCACGTATGTCCATTAGAAAAGCCATGAGTTGTCAAATTTAAATAGTTCTTTTCGGCTCTTAATACCAATATAACATAAAAGCCGTGGTTTGATCCACGGCTTTTATTTAATTTAGGAGAGTTGGTACATTGCCTATTTCTTTTTTGTAAGGCGGGCAACCACGCGGCGAAGTACTTCATTGACAACTTCTTCGTCATCGAGAACTTCTGCCAATTCTTCCTCGTCGGCTTCTTCAAGAGACTCTTCTTCGTCTTCTTTCAGCCAACGACCAGTGGGGTGTCCATTGCCATCTTTTACCTGCTTGCCGGGTCCGTGACCCTTGTTAGCAGTTTTATCTTCTTGGAGGGCTAATTCCTCTTCTTCCTCGGGTGCACCGAGATCCAGGTCGTCTCCAACTTCGGCGTCGAGAGCAGGCTCGCCAAGATCGACTTCTAAGTCACCCATGCCGCCCGGTTCGTCTTCAACTTCGACTTCAATTGGTTCGTCTAAGCCAAGAGCGCCTTCCAACTCTTGTGCCACAGCACGAACAATATCAGCAGCAAGATCTTGCGCTTGTTCGGGTTCTAATCCTAAATCCTCACCCCCTTCGTCGGAAACTTCCATATCTGCAACATCGAGATCTTCAACGCCGCCAAGATCATCACCCATCTCGGGTGGTAATTCTTCTCCCGGTCCTTCATCACCGGGTAATTCATCCTCGTCTCTGTCGCCATAGTACCCTCCCCCCATCTCATTGACAGGCGGGATGCCAGCAAGACCCTGGAAGCGACGGACCTGGGCTTCTGATAAAAACTTTTTGCTCATTGTTAACTCTCCTAAATTATATTATTGTGCAAAATAATCATATATAATTAGAAAGCTAACCAACAAAAGGCAGAAAAATCACATAAGTTTCTTAAGCTTGGTAAGAACGCTTTTTTCTATCTGTTGCACCCTGGCTGGAGTTAGCTGCAATCTTTCTGCTATCTCTCTTAATTTCATCGCGCCATTATTTTTAATTGCAATATTGACACAATTCAAATCGTCTTCGTAGTCAATCCAACAGCGACATTCTGTAATGGGACACGAGACATCTAGTTCAACACATTTTTCGGCACATTCTATCATAATTCAGGGTGCTCCTTAGCAATAACATCAAATATATCTTCAAGTTCTCCGTCATTAATGCCAAATTTCGATGCAAGCTCTTCTCCTGCTTGTTTTAATTTGTCTGACTTCTGATGACGTTGAGTTGACTTAATGGTACTATTTTGCAGTTTCCACGCACCGAACCACTGCATAAAACGTTCATCCTCTTGCAAGAAGGCTTTTACAGCACCGCGCAAGAAAGCTGCCTGTGTAACCCCATGGTGATGAAGTTTGATTTTTAAATCAACTTTATGTGACTGAGGAAGATTTGCATATATTTTTTCAGCGGGTTCGTCCCATTGTTTTTTAGGCATCGTATCTCCACTTAATATGGGTATTGCTCTCTGCCAATCCTGACTGAGTTTGGCGAACAAATTCGGCATTCTCTTTCAATTCATTGAGGTTGCGTGCTCCGCTATATGAGAGCCCGCTGCGGATTCCATTTTCTAATCCTTGCAATATATCAATAACTGGACCTTTATATGGAATGACCGTGGCGATACCTTCAAGCGAAGATACGTTGCCGCGCCAGTCCATTTGTGCATCTTTGCTTGCCATTCCCCGATACGACTTTAGTTTCTTACCCATTTGGTGAATAACATCTCCTGGTGCCTCGGCTGCTCCAGCGAGCAAGGAGCCTACCATAACAAAATCAGCCCCGGCTGCGAGGGCTTTCACAATATCACCAGAATTTTTAATACCACCATCAGCGATAATCTTTACATCTGGAAACTTATCTTTAATTCTGGCACAATCAATAACGGACGCCAACGTTGGCATTCCGTGTCCGGTTTGAATACGGGTAGAGCAAATTGAACCTCCTCCTATGCCGACTCTTATGCTGCTTGCTCCAAGTTGTGCCAACGCATATGCACCCGTATAGGTTGCAATATTCCCCGCCATCAAATGAACAAGATGCCCATATTTATCTTTTAGATTATGCAACGCTACATGCATCAACAGATGATCGCCGTGGGCTACATCAAGACACAGCACACTAGCGCCAGCAGATATAAGCTCTCTTGCTCTGTGTAAATAATCTCCAGTAATTCCGATAGCAGCACCGACTGTTTTATTACCGTCGTCTGATGCTTCTGATACCATAGCTACCTGCTTGTCAATAGAATTATACCTATGGATAATGCCTAGCCCTCCGAACTCTGCCATTTTTTTACTCATTGTGGTGCCACATACAGTATCCATGGGGCTGGCGATAATAGGAACTCTAAGTTCAATTCCCTCTGATATTTTCGAAGATAGTGTAACCTCGCTTCGTGACTTGATATCACTATATTGCGGCAACAATAAAATATCATCAAAAGTTAAAAGCGTTTCAAGATCCATCTTCTTCCTCCATTGTTTTTAGAAAATTAGTTATAACCTCTTGTGCGGTATCCCAACAGGTTGGACAATAAAGCCGAACCGGGTTATCCGTTTCTTGTTCTCTCACCACAACATGCCACGTCATAGCCATTTCTTTATTGGTCTTATCGTATGCGGTTTCACAAGCGGTACATTCTTCAGGCAACTCACCAAATAACGCAACTTTGGTTGCCAGTTCTTCATTGCCGTCTTTTCGCATTTGTGCTTCGTGTGCTCGTCTTTGTTTTCTGTTCATCGATGAAACGCTCCCATGCGAGGATAGTTTCCACCCCACCCTTCAGGTACGTTATCAAATATCACGATTGCTGATGGGAAGGGGGCACTATTGTCATGCCCTCCAAACTTCAGACGACCTTTAACAAAATATACCATTTCTGCTTTCATAACATAGTCGTGCCAATATCTTGTATCTGTACGTGCCGGAATCAACATTACCACTTTTGTATCCGGGTCTTGTGCTTCTTCATACCCCTTTTTGATCCAGGTATCGATTCCTCTACCATATGGAGGATTGACAAATACTGTATGACCTTGCCAGCTTTTTGATAGCCCATCTTCGGGCTTCGTATAAAAGTTTTCACACTTGGCATTGTAGGGACTCGCACAGGGATCCAAATCAAAAGGTCCGAATCTTATATTTAACTTTTTGAAAAAATCTTTAGGGGTCGCCCATTCTCCGGTTTTACTAGAGAACATTACTTCTTGGGTTGCTTTATTCATTATTAATCCTTTGGGTTGCTTTGTTATAATATTCTTCATCTAGCTCACAACCCACAAAACTACGATTAGTGTTCTGTGCAGCCACCGCTGTTGTGGCAGAACCTGCGAAACAATCCAAAACTAAGTCGCCTTCATTAGAATGTTTCTTAATTAATGTCTCAAAAAGAGGAAGGCTTTTCTGTGTGGGGTGGAATCTAGATTTGCCACCCTGTAATGGAAACTCGTATACGCCTTTGTCATACTTGCTATTAAATGTAGGTTTTGATTTCTTAATTCCGAGTAGTGCGATCTCTCTGCAATTTGTTAAATAATTGACGCTGCTGTTAATTGGTTGCGGGTTTGTTTTAAGCCATTCGATAAAACGAATCTGTTTAAATTTTTCAACCTCAAGCATGCTTTTAAGATTTGTTAGCTTCCACAAATCAAAAAACACAATACAGGTGCCACTGGGTTTCAATACACGATAGAAGTGCTTGATGAACATTTCAAGCTGCTCTATTGTGAATTCAGAGTCCCAGCCGCCATAATTAGTTTTCACTGCATACTTTTTACCATAAATGCTGCCGTACTTCAGGAAGTCGGCTTTCATTTTCAAAAGCGCCTTGTCTCTATTCTCAGACTTTACTTGAGATTTTTCAAACCACTCGTTCCACTGGTCTTCAGTTTTGTAACTATTCCAATCTTCTTCAGTCATCACGTTGACAGAGCCAGATGTGTCTTGTTTTGCAACGTGATTAACCCACTTGTCCATCCCAGAATCACGCGAGGTGATGTAAGGGGGATCAGTCAAGATAAGATCTACAGAATCATCAGGTATGTCTGATAGAAACTGTAAACCCTCTTGGTGTTTTAAAATAATCAAACTCACACCGTTGTTCTAAGTTGATACATGTTTTCCTGGTTGGGTCCGCACTTAATTTGCGGAGCAAAATAGACAGAAATGGACCAACTATAGTGTTTTTGAACCTTTGTAACCCAATCAAGTACTTTTTGTCTTTCTTTTTTCAATTTCTTATCGTCTTTGCCCGCCATAGAGCCCGCACTATATATCAAAGTATAATTTGTGTTCGGGTTATCCATTTCCTTTGTAGCTATAAATCCCATAACATTGGGATTCAGATGACTCAAATCGACAAAAGGGAAAACCGCCTCGCCGCCTGATATTTCTCCCACCTTTCCGCCTGCAAAACCGTGCAACGTGCGATACATTTCAAAAAGGTCGGACTTTGTATAAATCTCATAGCGAATCCCAATATTCCCCTTAAGAGAGTTCTCAATGGCACGCCTCCACCAATCCTTGGACTTGCCAGTATTGGGTAGTTTTTTGCGATAAACATCAACGGCCGCTTTAATATAATTTTCTTCATTATTCTCATAGAGGTAGCCCACCTTTAAAGTCATTGCACCAGATGCCTGCTGGCGACAAAGATAATCCTTAATATCTTGAGAACTATTAGGAGAACTTTTAGGATGGTCATTGAAATCAAGCTGTAAATCATCCCATTCACTAGGGGTGGGATTTAGCACAGCATCGTGATACCAGCTAATAAATAAGTCTTTCTTGGCTTCATCTGCCGCTAAAGCGCGAGTATTTCCATCAATGAGCTTATAGTCTCCATTCGGAAGTTGCTTAACTGATGTCGGAGGAAAAGCCTTTGGTCCATGCTGGCGCATTGTTTCTGCATAAGACGGCACTTTACTGATCACATGCCCACTTGAGCGAACCTGCGAATTCTTCTTGTCGTACTTAATCTTTGACAACGGCACCACTTTTGTATATTTGCGGTCGAAATTTGTCACCGTTGACTTTAGTTGTTTATAATTTGCTTCCTTCATTTTAAATTACCTTCCTTCCATATTGTTTAATTTCTGCCCAAGTAATTGTCGCACTTAGCCTTGGATCTTTCTTACTTAGCACCGTTGGATACGATTTTTCAAGCTTTTTCACGAGGATATTGTAAACATCATCCCCCTTCATTTTCCAACTCTCAACCAAGATGCCGTTCTCAAATCTATTATAATAGTGTTCAGGATATTTCGCAATCTTTTCTTCCAACAAATACCGCTTTTGCTCTTCCCACGTATCAAAAACTGAAATGCCGGTATATGAACCCTGACAGTGTTTGGCAGTAGTTGATTTATACTCGACGGGATCACCTTGCTGATTAAAGGCGTCTGCACCTGCATAAGTATCCGCTATACGATGTCCCAGCAATTGTGCAGCTAGGAATTCTTTGGCGCGGGCGTAGGATAGAAGATCTCCGATCCCATGCTCGTAAGCCAACATAGCAGCTTGTGTTAGATGGTGACTAATTTGTGACAACACATCGTCTTGATTTTGAACAGCCATTAACTTCTCTCCTTTTACATTTATTTATGAATCAGTACTACCCAGGGCTCCATCGCCTCTTTCACTGATTGTAATTGGATACCACCCATAAAGATCGGGGTTTGATGTTTCCATTGCCCTAAATGATACAACGGGCACCATCACAACCTGTGCGATCTTGGCGTGGGGTTCGATTACCTGTTCCTCTGTACCGATATTGTGAAGGTTGACAAACAACTCTCCATCGTATCCGCTGTCCACCACGCACGCACCCACAACGAGAGAACGCTTGGCTGCTACGCTTGATCGGTTCTTAACCTCAAGCATGTATCCGTGAGGGACACCAAACTTTAGTCCGGTTGATAGTATTGCGCTTTCGCCCGGTTGAATAGTGGTAGATTTCCTTTCCTTGGGAGAGAAGTAAACATCTAATCCTGCATCGCTTGGGTTGCTGCGACTTGGCGGGTGTGCATTCAGATGCACTCTATGATATTCAATTATCATTATTGCTCCTTAATGTTTATATTATAACTTAGTTATTGTTTGCTGTCAACTTAATAATCTAAAATTATGACGAATTGATCTTGTTGAGTATCCCCACGTTGGATGATAGTCCAATCTAGCCATATAGGGACGGTTAAGAAACAAGATATCACGATTTGAATTTACGCCCCAACATTTAATACTGGTGGTGTGTCCCGTATCATCGATTACTTCAACTACCCAATATTCTTTATTGTGCTTTGTTTTTCTCGGAAGAATCTTGCGAGGAATAAACCAAGTTAGTTGCAGTTCGGGATCAAACTCTCCAATTGGCGGAATATATTTATCTTCCAGCTTCTGTCTGATCTCCTGATTCATTACCTCGCCCATAGGAAAAACGCCAGTTAGCTCAACCGTATATTGAATTAACTCTTCTTCCTCAAAGTCTCCTTCTGGTCGATAAAGTTCAATATTGTCTTCAAGTTGCTTGAGCTTCCTTGGTCTATCAACCGCGACGGCAGACCAGAAATGTTTTAATCCACTGAACCTTGAATCTACCATGGTGTTCATGGCACCCGAGCGCACCAACACATCAACTGCTTTCTTGTTAAGCTTAGAATAGGTAATATTCTCATTGAATAAAAAATTCTCCACTGTGTTAAAGGGGCGATTATTTAAAATCTGGTCAATTGCGGCATCACCGAGCCCCTTAATAGAAGTTAACGGCTGAATCAGAGTGTGTCCGTCTTCGCTAATCTCCCAGACACGACCAGACGTGTTTATGTCCAGCTTTTTAATGTTAAAGCCAAATCCTTTGGCAATATTAATTGCCTTCTCTTTTCTGCTTTCTGGTTCTTTGTCTAGAAATGCTGCCATCCACTCTGCGGGATAATGATGGGCTAGCCACGCACATTGATATGATAGCATAGAATACGAAACAGCATGTGATTTGTTAAACCCATAGCCGGAAAAGTATTCAAACTTATCCCATATGCTTTGAGCTACATCATGACGAATTCCCTTTTCTACACAGCCCTCAATAAACTTTGTGTGGATCTTCATTTTATCTTCGTGACCCTTGCCAGTTCCTTTTTTGGTCAGCAATTTGCGAAGCTTGTTGCCCTCATCAAGAGAGAGGTTTTTTCCAAGCTTGTGAGCCAAGATTGCAATCTGCTCCTGGAAGATTAAGAAACCATAAGTTTCTTGCGTAATCTCCTCAATTAAGGGATGAATATATTTAATATATTGAGGATTCTCCTTTGCTTCAACATATTCGTCATCTACCTTTGCTGACAAAGGACCGGGACGAAAAATAGAAGTAATAGCGGAGATATCAATAATGCTGGTGGGCTTTGCTCGTTTACAAAATGCCTGGGCACCCTTTTCAGTAAACTGAAATATTCCTGCCCATTTACCATTGTGAAATATATTTTCATATACATTTTGATTAGTCAAGTCAATAGTATCGGGATCTAGATGTGTATCATAATATCCCTTTACGTCGTCAAAGGTTGGCTCTTTAATGCCGTGATGACGCTTCAAGATGTGTCGAATCGCGCCGTCAATCATTGCCAACGTGGAAAGACCAAGAATATCAAACTTGATAAACCCCATTGGTTCAAGATGCCGAACGTGTTGCCCTTCAGCCCATGGTGTTTGACGCACACCCTTGCTGTTGATAAGCGGCATCCACTGGTCGAGGTTTTCACCCACGACCACACCGCCAGCATGTCGTGAGCAGGAGCGAACCTGACCATATAGCATATCAATATGACTGGCAATATGTGGATGCGTTCTCAAAAATGCTTGGAGTGTTGGAGAGTATTCTTTTACCTCTTCAAAGGTTGGGGTATAAACACCAGCTTTAATACCGTGTGCTTTCTTTGCTGCTGGCGTTGCCTCTAAGAGCATCTTGCCCGTAACCTCATTAACATCTTTAAATGGAATGCCATAAAATTTCGAAATATCTTTAATCAATGAACGAAGTTGGAGGGTGTTCCAATTTGAAATGGGTACAACAGTTGTATCGCCCCATTCTTTAATAAGCTGTTCTTTTAGTTCCATTGGTGCTGCAACATCATAATCAATATCAGGATAATCGGTTGCGTCCGAACGCAAGAACCGCGAAAACAATAGTCCGTGTTTGATCGGATCGATTTGAGTAATGTTCAGAACATATGCTACCAGGGAGCCAGCAGCGGATCCGCGTCCTGGACCGGTAAGCATACAGCGGTTTGCTCTGTCAGCAATTGCTTTCATAGTCAAAAAGTACTTGGAGAAGCCACGATCATCGATGACATCAAGCTCGTGACGCAACCTATCTACGTATTCTTTATTCTTATGAAATCCCGCATTACGAAGACCTTCTAGTGACATATTAACCAATGCCTGTGTTGCTGTGTGTCCCGCAGGAACAACAAAATCAGGCAAACGCACGGTGTTATCAGGAAGAAAATCCTCTATTCTCTGATGTGCAATTTCAGATGTGTGAACAATAGATTTTAGTACAAGCTCATCGTCATACTCAACCCCACATTCCTTTGAATACTTCTTATAGCTTTCCCACATTTGATCACCATTCTTGGGGTAAAGCTCATATCCAATCTCGTCAACAGAAATAGGAAGTTCGTTGGTCATATAGTCAGGCTGAAAAGTTGACTTTCCAAGCCAGCCTAGGCGCTTATAAAGCTCGCGGTCTTTCCATGCATCACGACTTGGGTAGTGGCTGTCAGCCGTAGAGATCAAGCCAATTCCGAATTCCTCGTGCATCTCAATAATATATTTATTGATAATATGCTGCTCTGGAACGTTGTTCCATTGAAGTTCACCATACCACCGATCTCCAAAAATATCCATCATCCGGCGCGTTGTATCACGCATTGCTTCACGAATAGCTTCCTCGCCATCGTCTCGGTTCTCCCAGTAATTACCAGAATATACACCGCCGAGACAAGCAGAGGCAGCAATCACTCCTTCGCTATACTTGGCAAGCATATCATAATCCATACGAGGGTAGCGATAAAAGTTCTCACTTTTATAACTTTCTGATATTAGCTTGAAAATATTTTGCAGCCCTTTTTGATTTTGGGCGAGGAGGATAAGATGGCGACGACGGCGCAACATATCTTGGACTTTCTTGCTAGAAGACTCATCTTCTACTGTCGCAGCACTCAACTCGCTACCGAGAGTTCGTGCGCGTTTTTTATCCTCAAGTGCTTGCTCATATTCTTGACGCCATTCGACAAGTGATGGAAGAAAATATGCTTCCGTACCGAAGATAGGTTTAAAATTTCTACCCTCTTCTCTCATCTTTTTGGCGTGCAGCACTTGATGAGAAAGCCCATTGGCGTTGCCATGATCGGTTAACGCTAAAGCGCTGCAACCGTTTTCATAAGCAAAGTCCATATGCTCGCTTGGATACCCTAAAGCATCGAATAGCGAACCTGCAACGCTGTGTGCATGCAACCCCACAAATGGGATTTTAGATTTTACTCTGTCACTCATCTTACCCTCCTCTTAATATGTTTATAGTGCGCGGCTAAATACAGTATCGATCTCACCAACAATTTGAGTACGAACATCTGCTTCAAGCTCAAGCACTTCAAAAACACGATATCGCATTTGCCCCAGTATTTGAGCAAAGTTGCGCGTTTTTGCACGTTCTTCCGCGAGTTGCTGAGTTAGCTCCTCAACTTGCGCTTCTAGATCATTTTTCGTTGTCATTGTCTACTCCTATTCCATTCCATTCATGGTATTTAATTAGTCCCTCATACGGACGTTTGATTGTTTTTGCCTCTTCAGAAGCAAAAAAGTTAATATAATTGTCCCAACTAGCTATGCTATAAAACCAGTCAACTTCCTTCTTGTTACTCTCTTCTATTATAACAGGTTTTAGAACTTTGTCAAGGGAAAAGTATCTCGCTGACCATCTTTCTTCAAGAGGCAGTTTTTCTGTTGGTATTTCATTTCCAGAATTTTTCCAAGTTTTTGTTCCTTCTTTTCTTATGACCTGCCTGCATTTAATAAAATCTTCTGGACCGAACGAAAATCCCAGGTACTCCCCGTCTTTCGCTGTCTTGCCATTATAGCATAGAAAAAAGTTATTTTCACTAGAAATCACGCCTCTATGTTCTCGCGGAGTGTCTTCGGGATAAACTCCAAATGGGAAAGATACATAATATTTATCTGGTGTTACCCATTTGCTCATTTGCTTACTTATCCAGTATGCAGTCAGTGCTCCGAATAAAATACTCCACGCATAACAGTCAACCCTATCTCTATCTTTCGGGTGAATTGGCACATAATAGATTGGGATTGGGCGTCTATAATCATCTGGGTGTGCTGCCAATATTCGTCCATACCAGATGGGGTCTTGGACCACTTCACCAATTCTATGGCGTATGAGAGACTGAATATCATTGTTACACACTATCCAAATTGTCTCACATCCCGCGTAGGCACATTCCATGATTGAGCGTTCAAGAGCAGTATAGTTTTCTGCGATTGGCATTAAAGAGTCATCCCATTCAAATCCAAAACTTTGTTCACGTCCTGCAACTGGAATTATTCCAGCCAAATGAAAGGCGGCTTTGTTTGTGGGTTTTTCTTCGATCATAGCATGTTAAGTAATTTTGTAGTATAGGTGTCCATTTTAATTTGACTTTTAGATATAATCTCTTGCGGCGTTTTGTATGAAAATTTAATTCTTTCACTATCTTTATATTTGCCCATGGGGAGTGGTATTATCTGTCTATACATCAAAGAGATCTTTGGAGACAGCCACTTAAATGGTTCAGAGGAGCGATCTGGATAATTGGGATTTTTGCCATTTTTGGGACCGCGAATTCCTGCGTCTTTCATACATTGAAGAATCTTAAATTTTGCATATGTATCTGAATATTGATAGTTGTGGGCTGCTTCTTCTGCTGTTAGGTGTGAGATTGCTAGTAAATCTTTTTTATCAGCTTGAGTACAATCTCTTTGCGAAGAATAAAAGAAAATTTTCTTTACGAAATCACTGTCTGTTTCAATATAGTCAATATCATGAGTGCCTCCAAGGTTCACTTCAAACCAGTCTAAAACTTGTGTTGGTTTGTTTTGTTCATTCTCAATGATGTGAGGAAGTCCATTAATTTTATTATCATCAAACACGATTAGCTTTTCGTATTCAACGTTTATAACCTTGTTACCCTCGGTTATAACCTTTAAATGATCATCTTCGATATTAATCGATTTCGCCAAATGTGAAAAAGGCACAAGCCCCGATAGTGATAATAGTGCTAATAGTTTTTCATATATTTGCTGCTTCGGTGGACCAAAAACAAATTGTTCATTATCTGACTGTTTAAGACAATAGCTTTTAGGATCAATTCTAAATAAACTCAGATCGATATCGGAATCACAAAAATCAAATGGATGTATCGTTGCACCTTCTACAAAAATAAGTGGTGTTTGTGTGTAAAAGGAATATAGTACCGAACTTAGAGTTGCTCCAATTGCTATATTTTCGTATTTCAACATACAGGCTTGCTTGCCTTAACAAAGCTTTTTTTAGCTAAGGCGCTGCTGCTCTGTACCTTATCGCCTCCAACCTCCCATAGCATTTCAATTCCGAGTTCCTCGCACACTGCCATCTCTGGGGTGTTAGTGTTTGTTCTGTCGCCTCCGTTGGCAAAATAGTGTGGGCGGAATCGTCGCAAAGCTTCACAAACCGTATCATCACTGTCGTCTATACCAATGACCGATGTATCCCGCACACCTTTAATAGATTGTATTATTTCCACACGCTCTTCAAACGGCATAAATACAAATCCCTTTTTTCGCATTAGCCATTCATCAGAATTGACAATAACAAGCACTTCGCCTTTTTTTGCCGCCTCTCGAATCATTCGGATATGTCCTTTATGAATCGGATCAAATCCTCCGCTAACCATAATACGTTTCTTTACTGCTGGATACTGTGCTCTATAGTCATTATAGTGATGTGCCATTATTCTGCATTCTCCTTAATTTTTGCTATGACATAATTGTCTAATATTAAATAATGTTTGTCTCCTCCAAATTCTACTTCTTCAATCATACTTCGATCTATCAAGATCCGCGCTCCCTTATCTATAGCTTCCAAGCGACAGTCGGGTGCCCAATCAAATACAGTCGCAGCGCAGTATCTTCCTTCAACCTTGGCGTAATCGTCTGGTAAAAGAATGGTAGTTTGTTCTTTTATTTTTTCTTTCTCAACATGCTCTGGCATGATCAATATGTGTCTGTTAAATGGTTGTAACATTTTTCTCCTTTATCCGCATTTTGCATATCCACAGCTTTTACAGGTTAGACAGCCCTCAATATAAATAAGTCCATCTCCCACCCCACAAGAAGGGCAC